GGATGGTGTTACCTCAACTACTGCTGAGTTGAACATTGTTGATGGGGTTACTGCTACAGCTACAGAGTTGAACTATAACGATGTTACGACTCTGGGTACGGTACAAACGTCAAAGTCTGTAACTGCTGATGGTTCAGGAGTAGTTAATCATGCAGATTATCAAGTTGTCAGGCCATACTTTAAGGACTATGCGGAAACAGTAAACGCTATTGGTGGAACAGGTGGTGGCACACAAGATATTGATCTAACGGTTGGCAATGTGGTAACAGCAACGGTGGACACAAGTACAAATACATTCACCTTTTCAAACCCCTCTGCAACTGGACGCGCTTGCTCATTCGCATTACATTTGACAAATGGTGGTTCACAGACTGTTAATTGGCCTAGTTCAGTAGATTGGCCCGATGGTTCTGCACCTTCTTTAACTTCATCCGGTCTGGATGTTATTTGCTTTACAACGATTGATGCTGGTACGACATGGTTAGGATTTTCTGTCGGTACTGACGTTAAATAGGGAGAAATCATGCCTTTAGGTTCAAACAAAGTAGGATTATTTGGTGCAGCGGGAACTGCTGCTGCTGGCGCAAGAGGCGTTTTCTGGACTGGAACGCAGACACATCCAGATAACGATTCGAATGTTATTGACTACATAGATATAAGCACCACTGGCGATGCAACTGATTTTGGAGATGCACACGTAAAGTCTAGGACTTCTGGCGCGTGTAGTAATGGGGAAACTGGTCGAGGTGTCAAAGGCGGTGGGAATTTCGGGGTGGTGACAGCGGATACTGACCGTCAGATGGACGATATGGAATATATTACTATTGATACTGCTGGAAATGCAGCAGATTTTGGTAATTTGACAGGATTACGTAGTCAGGTTGCTGCAACAAGTAATGCTTCAGATGATCGTGGAGTTTGGGCTGGTGGTAATCTCACCGGCACTGGAACACTTAATATTATCGAATATGTAACTATTTCCTCTACTGGTAACACAACAGATTTTGGGGATTTGACAACCGTAGCGCAGGATCATTCCGCAACCAGCAATGGAACAAATGAACGTGGTGTATTTTTTAGTGGAAACCGGACATCTAATTATATAAACATTATTGATTACATCACCATTAATTCTGCTGGTAACGCAACAGATTTTGGGGATACACTTGCTGGTGTTTCAATGACAGCGGCTTGTAGTAATCATACAAATGAAAGAGGAATTTGTTTTGCGGGAAATACATCTGGTGGGCATCAGGATGTCATACAGTACGTTACTATTAATTCCGCTGGCAATGCAACAGATTTTGGAGATGCTCTCATTCCGGTGTATGGCGCGGGGGGAACCAGTAATGGAACGGATGAGCGTGGTGTTTTTGGTGGGGGGTATCCCTCAGTTGGCGGGGTGAATCAAAATGTCATTCAATACATTACTATTAATTCTGCTGGAGATGCAACAGATTTTGGTGATTTGACGGTAGTCCGTCATGCTCTAGGGGCGGTAGCTAATGCCGGATAAAGCACTACAAAATGGACATTCCATGATGGGGGATTTATCTGTTTTTTCCGAACTAAATTCCGATCTTATGGTGATAGATGATAAGAAATTAGCAAAAATATCGGAACGCATGAAGGAAGTGGATCGGGCTAATCACGCACTTTGCAAAAAAAATACACAAGCAACCAGTCAGCTAATGACTCTAACGATGATGTGCGATGCGCCTTATCGTAGATTGCGTCAGGTGTTGGCCCAGATTGAACAGAAGCGGATGTCAATAGAGGATGCTGCATTTAAGTTACGACGCCAGAAAATTCAAGTTAGTCGGTTACGCGAAAACGATGATGAATTAGCACAACTTAAAGCTGACCAGTTGGAGCATAGTTTCCATAGATCAAAGAATTATCTTGAATCTGCGCTTAAAGAACTTGCAACCTATCAGGATGTTTATGATGAAATCAAAGCGTCGCACAATATTCCTGATGACTGGGATGAATTAAATCTTGAGCAGGAAGAAATTGCCAACCATATTCGTATGGCATTTCGTAATGGTGTTCGCAATATGATGGTAACAGGAATGATGAACATGGGAACTCTGGAGTATTTTGAGCAATTCGGGATTCATCCTGTAACAGCAAAAACAATGATCCGTGATTATTTAGAGCGGTGTGATGAAGTATTGAAAGACGGGTCTATGCCAACAGTCGATCACCTCTATGAATTTCTAGATCACTGTGCCGAATCCTTTAAGGATTGCCATAAGTCAGTCATGCGTAGAATCGGTATTGATGATCTTATAAAGGATGAGTATTTATTTACAGAAATGAAGGATGTTGCATGAACCACACATATAAATTTAGGAGATTTTAGAAAATGACAACATGGGCAAGAGTAGAAAATAATTCAGTTACTGTGTATCCCTATGGGGTTCCAGACCTGAAAGCGGAGTATCCCAATACATCTTTTCCAACTGATCCATTGCAGGTTTCAAGTGTTAGGGATGAATTTGGCGTGGTGGTGGTTCAAGATGTAGCGAAACCATCGTTTAATTCACGTACACAGAGATTAGTTGCGGGTACACCAGTTCTAAGTGGGGATGTATGGTCGCAGAGTTGGGAGGTGCAGGACAAATCTGCTGGTGAAGTAGCAACGAATGATGCAGATCAGTGGGGATTTGTTAGAGTGGATCGGAATAGACGCCTTTCAGAAAGCGATTATCGTGATCTTCCCAATTATCCCGGTACAGACCACGAAAGCTGGCTAACCTATCGTCAGGCATTAAGGGATGTTCCCTCAAATAATGCCGATCCTTTCAATATAAGCTGGCCGACTAAACCGTAATGGCTTTAATCCCGATTGATAATGTCGGGCAGATGGGGATTGTCAAAGATATAAACTCTTGGCAACTGCCCCCTAATGTCTGGACGGATGGCAATAACATAAGAGCAGAGCATGGGGCTATACAGAAAACCCCCGGCTATAAGGAAGTCATGGCTTCCTGTCCTGTTGCGCCGTACTACATAACCAACCTAGTAGCAGGGTCTACGTCTTACTGGATAATCGGTGGATTGACTAAGATTTATGTTCACAACGGTTCGGTATGGACTGATATAACGAGATCATCCGGTGATTACAGCGCCACAGCCAGAGCGGGTTGGGTGTCCACCGTCTTAGCTGGTGTTCTCATTATGACTAATGGTGTTGATGCCCCACAATTCTGGGCATTGAGTTCTGGCGTACCTGCTGTAGGCACTAAGATGGCCGACCTGACTAACTGGCCCACCTCTACTGAATGTAAATCTATAAAAGCGTTTCGCTCTTTCCTGATCTCCCTTAACATAACAGAGTCTGGAACTAAGTATTCAAACGTAGTGAAGTGGTCAACAGAAGCGGCTATACAAACTGTTCCATCTTCATGGGATGAAACCAGTGCGGTGGTCGATGCTGGGGAGTATGAACTTGCTGATTCAAAAGGGGCCATATTAGATGGCCTTCCCCTGACAGACAAATTTATGATCTACAAAGAGGATTCCGTCTACCAGATGTCCTATGTTGGTACTCCTTTTATCTTTGCTTTTCGCCAATTATCCCCGACGATTGGCGCACTGTCTACAAACTGTGTAGCAGAGTTTGGAGATAAGCATTTCGTTTTCGGTAATGGTGACATCTACATTAACGATGGGATGAAGATTGAATCTATCCTTCCCCATAAGATGAGGGATTATTTGTTCGGTAACATGAATGGCGACGAACATGAAAAGTCATTTGTGGTTGCAGACTATGGCAATACAGAGATGTGGGCTTGCTATGTATCGTCTGGTAATTTAACAAACGTACAGTGCGATAAAGCACTGGTCTGGAACTGGGCGAATCAAACATTTACAGAGCGTGATCTTCCAGAAACATCAATGATTGCATACGGTATTGAGGGTGATCCTTTAGCCTCTGCGTCATGGTCTGCCGATACGAGCACATGGGCGAATAATACAAAGAACTGGAATACAGCGGGTGCATCATCCTTCCATAATACGGCTGGTAAATCTCTGGTGATGGCATCTGCAACCGACACTAAAATGTATCGGCATGAAACTGGAAATACGAAGGATGGAACTAACATGACATCCTACATTGAAAGAACCGGGATAACCGTAGACGAGTCAGGACAGCCTAATTCGTCAGCAGTAAAGAAGGTTATGGCTGTCTGGCCCAAGATGTCATCTAATGATGCTAATACTGTGAACGTCTATGTAGGCGCACAGATGTCAACAGAGGAAAGCATTACATGGGAAGGCCCGTATACATTTAATCCTGACTCACAATCAAAAGTTCCTGTCAGAGTTACAGGAAAATATATCGGTGTGAAGTTTGAATCCACCGGAGATCAAACATGGAGGTTGGACGGCTATTCTCTTGACGTTAAGAACGCAGGGAATAGAGGTTCTAAGATGAACTGATGGCTACTAATGTAGACAGAGTAGAACGATCCGTAACCCACTATGAACCCGGCCCATTACCGGCAGATACGGAAAGTCTTGGGTTATACCTTGTTACTGAGTTAAAAAGACTGGGTGATATCCTGTTAAACCAAGCAACATTCAGGCTGGAAAGAACACATGAAGCACCGGCAAGACCCAGAACAGGGGATATTAGATTTGCAGATGGATCGGATTGGAATCCGGGGTCAGGTGAGGGAATCTATTGGTACGGGAGTAGCTGGAATAAACTGTAAGATTATTCTCGTAGGAGCGGAGGACATTCCGCATATCTGGGAGAAGGTTATCCCCCATGTAAAAGCCGCTGGACTTCATTCAGAGGGAGAATTAACACCAGAAGATTTCTTTGAAATCCTGATGAAGGATGATATGCAGTTATGGGTTGCAGTGGAGAACGGGGAATTACTCGCCTCCATGATTACCCAGATTATCCCTTACCCAAGAAAACAGGTGTTAAGAATCATCTCCATCGGCGGAGATGAGATGGAGAGATGGATCAAATTTTTACCCATAGTGGAGAACTGGGCCTTGATGGTAGGCTGCACTTCTTTAGAATGTTGGGGTAGAAAAGGGTGGTTAAAGATACTACGGGATTGGAAATGCAGTTATCATATAATAACAAAAGATCTAACACATAGGATGCACTAATGGCAGCAACAACAAGAATGGTTACTTATGCGGAGTGGTTAGAGCATGGGAGATATCCTGGTGGCGGCAAGTTCGATCCAGACGATAATAATCTAAGATCCTACTATGACTCGTATGTATCACAGTGGCAAGCTGGTGGTGAGGCTCTGCGTCAACAACTAAACTCCAACCACGGGCTGAGCGCTTGGAACTCAGCCGCCAATGGCAATGGTGATGGCAATCCTGAGTACCCTGCGTGGGCCGGAAGGCACGCACCATCTACTATAGCAAGTGAGGTGGTTGCGCCAGCCTACACACGACCGGGTCTGTTGGATTGGTCCCAATATATGCCAGAACATCTGGGCGGTGGTTACATGGACCCCATGGCCCTTGCATCTCAGCAAGGACTGGTAGCCGGTCAGGGAAAATATTATCAGCCACGGGCTGAGGGCGCTCTTGCCAACACGGGAGTCTCTAATCTATGGCAGTACACGCCCCCAACAACATCCTTGTTTGCATGGCCGACAGCGACTCCAGCGTTGAGTATCCCACCGGCATCTAGCTTTTACACCTCTGACGACGATGACGACGATGACACTAGCGATGACACTAGCGATGACACTGAGCGGGCGGACTCATAAACCAACGGGGAACAAATTATGGCAGGCGGAACAAAAGAAATAGTTAAAGAAACGGAGCCCTGGAAAGCCCAGCGTGGTTACCTAGAGAAGGGTTTTGGGCAGGCTGAGCAGCTCTACAACAGGGGTCTACCTGCTTATTACCCCGGCGAGACAGTGGCTGGATTTGATCCCGCTACCAGAGCAGCTCAGACCGAAGCGCTAGGGTACACTATGGGGCCACGCACCGCAGCCATGCAGGCTGGGGCAGAGAACGCCCTGCTAGGGGCTATGGCTGGCCAAACCCCGTTCAGTGGCGCCCAGATGACGGATCTTCTGGCTGGCGATGTACGCACCGGCACGGGCACCCCATACACCGCAATGGAAGATGCTCTAACAGCTGGTGTGATAGGCAACCTACAAGGCAACGTGTTGCCGGGTATTAGAGAAAGTCTCATAAGATACCAGCCGGGAGGCTCCACCAGGGGTGACCTTGTGCAGAACAAGGCGATAGCCGAGGCGGTTAGCAAAGGAATGACAATGCCGATGGCGCAGATGTACTCAGACGCTTACGGTCAGGCTCAGGGCCAGAGGTTCCCAGCCGCCGCTATGCAGCTTGGCCAGCGAGAGGCTGGTATGAGGGGATACCCATCAATTATGGGCGCCCCGCTTGGCATGTATGGGGCTGCGGCTGATATTGGTACCCAGCGTCAAGCTGAGTCTCAGCGCGCTTTAGATGCTGCGATGGGTCGATATGACTACGATGCTCAGAAGGACTACAACGCGCTTAACCAGTACATGAATACCATTGCTGGAAACTACGGTGGAACCACAACGCAAACATCACCCGGCGGTGGCGGGCTTATGAATCTAATAGGACAGCTAGGGTCAGCCGCAATCATGGCTTCTGACGTGCGTGTTAAGGAAAACATCGAGAAAGACGGATCTACACTAAAGGGCTACCCGGTGTATCGGTATAACTATGTTGGTGATCCGACCCCACGCCGTGGAGTCATGGCTCAGGATGTGGAAAAACACAACCCGGCTGCTGTCGGAGAGTTTGGTGGTGTTAAACACGTTAATTACGGGGCACTGTAACAATGGCGTACGATCTATTTGGCTTGGATAAAAAAAGAAGAGGCATGGGGCAGCAGACGCCTAGTCGAGTTCCGGTAGGTTCTGTCAGGTTTCAAGGTCAGGGGCCGGGCTACGGACAGACTAATCTCTGGGGGATGGGCGGTCCTATCACCAGAGAGCAGGCTACGTCAGCAGCGAGAAACCCCATATGGAATGTTCAGTCAGCAACGCAGCAGACCCAACCTTGGCCTGATCAGATATTACGTCAGTATGATCCTAATGGCGAGGGTAACCCTTTGGGGTTTGGCGCTCAGGCCGCGGTCGGCGAACCCACCACCATAACCAACTTTTCCAAGTCTCTAGATAGGGACTTTATATCCGCTGCGTTTGGATCCATGATGACGCCGCCCACGCAGGGTAGCGAAGCGCTTATAGGCGATGTCAGAACTGGCGGTCAGCCTCGGCCCGGAGATTTTGGGATGGAGTTTAGCATGTTTGGCGATCGCAAGAAAAAGAGAGGATTGTTTGGCTAATGGCACATTATATTCCAAGAAGAAAAAGGGAGTTTGATCCCTACAACGCAGCCTTTATGAGTGGCAATGTAATGGCACCAGACCCCACATGGTCACCGGCAACCGCTGTCAACACGCCCGCTGCTGTAGCGGCAGGCCCAAATATGAACACAGGACCAAGTCTTAGAGATAAGCGGGAGATGGTTTCTCAGGCGGCAGACAGCCCCATCTATGTAACAGATGACGGAGAGCCGGTTTATATGCAGGATGTAATTGCTATTGGTGGCATGGGTAGGCTGCGCGCTGTTAGCAGATTAGCAAGACCAATCCAAGAGGCTTTCTTCAAGTGGGTAAACAGGAACAAGATAGCCAGACAAGCCAAGGGCAAGCCCCCTATGGATGCTACTCGCAGGATAGCCACAGCTGGGGGTGCGGCAACTGCGGTTGGAGCTGGTCTAGGTGTTGGCAAGTACCTTGCCGAGCAAGGCTTGTTACCGCAGTTCGAGCATGTTGGTGGAGGTCGTGTGCAGCCATCCTTTCCCAGTGATGAGCAGGCAGCCGCTGGCCCAGAAGTCGTTCCCGAGGTGACTGATGAGGTGGTAGATGAGGTGGCTGTGGAAGATGAGGTGGTGGTACGTGAGCCGGGACTTCCTATTGATACCGGGCAACGATGGGATCCGGGTTTGGGAGCGCCAACGCATGACCCAAATGCTGTTGATGGAAAATCCGTGGAGGAGGCACCCCCAGAGAAACGGGAGGAGCTGGAGCGAGCGTGGGGGAAATGGACCTACAGCCCGAGAGAAAGACGTGACAAGTTTATGGAGCAACTTAACTCCATATATATGAAAGCAGCATGGCTGGACGCTATAGCAGCCATCACCGGGGGCACCAGTAAAGCATCTCAGTATATAGAGAGGGCATCACAGAAGCTGGAGATGATGACCAAGTTTGACCAGGAGGAGCGGCTTTACAAAATCTGGCGTGATGTCTACTACGACCAAGATGGCAACTACGACGCACCCGCAAGCAAGAAGGAAGCAGCAGAGCGTGCCCGTAGACTTGGGGCCAGCCCAGAAGAAACCAATAAGATATACGGATGGGCAGAAGAGCAGGCTGATCTGGTTGAGTGGTGGCGTCCCGCTGAAAATGAGCAGGGCTACGAAACCACAACCACACATGGTAAGAAGGAACGTCCGCCACAGGGTGCGGGTGCTAGGTGGAACATGGGATCACCACCGGACAGGTTGGTTGCCCCAACCGCTAAAACTCCACCGGGGTATATTG